GCATGAGAGGGAACTTGATGGCAAAACGTGTGGATTTTAGTGCACGTTCGGTGATTACCGCAGATCCAAATATTTCTATCCGAGAATTGGGTGTGCCAATGAAGATTGCAAAGAATATTACCAAACCGGTGGTAGTCAATCGCGTCAATCGCGCATTCTTGACAAAATTGGTACAAAATGGTCCCGAAATCTACCCGGGCGCCAAAATTCTGGAAAAGAAAAATGGCGATTCTATTACTTTGCGATATGTAGATCGTAAATCCATTGTATTGGAAGACGGAGATATTGTGCATCGTCATATGATGGATGGAGACCCTGTTCTCTTTAATCGTCAGCCTACGTTGCACCGAATGAGCATGATGTGTCATATTGCCAAGATCATGAGTCGCGGCGATACATTTCGTATGAATGTTGCCGACACAAAACCTTACAATGCGGATTTTGATGGCGATGAGATGAATTTGCACATGCCGCAAGATGCCGAATCCGACGCAGAATTACGACATTTGGCTGCGGTGCCTTATCAAATTATTAGCCCGGCCAATAATTCTGCGATTATTGGTATTTATCAGGATTCCATGTTGGGGTGTTATCGTTTTACGCGAGAAAATATTGCATTTAGTCCGAGGGACGCCATGAATCTATTGATGATGTTCCCTAGGGTCAATGAACAAGTCCTCTTAAAAAAGCGGGATCTAGGAGAACGTATTACCAATTTTGATATTTTGTCACAAATTTTGCCTCCAATGTCATTGCATTACAAGACCAAGCTTTTTAATGACAGCGACGATCCGCGTACATCCAATCGTGTATTAGAAATTAAAAATGGTCAATATATTCGCGGACAACTGGAGAAGAGTGTATTGGGTGCTGGGACAAAGGGTCTAATTCATCGTATTTGCAACGATTTTGGTAATTATAAATCCGCTGATTTTGTAGATGATTTACAGAATATTATTACGGAATATATGAAAACCAGTGCATTTAGTGTGGGAATTAGTGATTTAATGTCCAATGAGAAAACGAACCAAGATATTATTAAAACCATTACTGGAAAAAAGAATGATGTCAAGAGTTTAATAGATCAAACTCAATTGGGCATTTTTGAAAATAATACAGGTAAAACTAACTTGGAAGAATTTGAAACCCAAGTAAATAATATTTTGAATCAAGCCACATCTGAAGCGGGTAAAATTGGTCTCAAGAGTTTGAATAAAGATAACCGATTTGTTACCATGGTAAATGCTGGATCCAAGGGTAGTGATTTAAATATTTCCTTTATGATTTCTTGTCTAGGACAACAAAATGTGGATGGAAAGCGTATTCCCTATGGTTTTGATCAGCGCACACTGCCGCATTTTACGAAATTTGACGATAGTCCCGTGGCCCGCGGTTTTGTAGAGAGCTCCTACATTCAAGGATTGTCGCCTCAGGAACTATTCTTTCACGCCATGGGCGGCCGTGTAGGTCTCATTGATACGGCGGTCAAGACATCCACCACTGGATATATCCAGCGCCGACTGATCAAGGGAATGGAAGATTTGATGGTGAGTTATGATACGACCGTTCGCACAAACAAGGGTAAGATTGTTCAATTTACGTATGGAGATGACGGTGTGGATCCAGTAAAGGTAGAGAATCAACCAATTTCTCTGGTTGGCATGAGCATTCAGGATATTTATGCGCATTTCAATATTCCAGATGAATCGGGAAAATCTAAGACTTTGTCTCATATCTTTTTGAAAAATGTGATGAAGCGTTATTCAAAACAGCATGCAGAAACGCAAGTGCGATTAAAGGCGCTTACAGAAGAAATGATAGAGCAGCGAGATCATATTGTCAAATATATTTTCAAAAATAAGGGGGAAAGTGTAGTGCATTCTCCGGTAGCGTTTTCTTATATTATTCATAACATTATGGGACAACAACGTATTACAGGAAACTCGGTTGTTGATATTACTCCCTTGGAGGCTATGCAAATGATTGATGCCATGTTTGCCAATTTAGAAAAAATACAAAGCGCACCTCCTACATTGTTGTTTAAAACATTGTATTATTTTCATTTGTCGCCTAAAGACTTGCTTTTTGTAAAACGATTCAATCAGACGGCTCTCACAGTTCTTTTAGAAACAATTGCGATTAATTATAAACGAGCCATTGTGGCGCCCGGAGAAATGGTGGGCATGATTGCCGCCCAGAGTATTGGTGAGCCAACGACTCAGATGACCTTGAACACGTTTCATTTTGCTGGTGTTGCGTCAAAATCCAATGTTACGCGTGGTGTACCTCGTATTGAGGAAATTCTATCTTTATCTTCCGAGCCAAAGAATCCTTCTCTCACTGTTTATTTGAAACCAGAAGACGAAACCGACCGTCAAAAGGCACAATCTATTATGTATATGTTGGAGCATACCAAATTACAAGAATTAGTGAGTTCTATAGAAATTTGTTTTGATCCTGATGATTTGAATACATTAATCCAGGAGGACGAGACCACAATGCAGCAATATCGTGCGTTTGAAAGTATGATGACTGAATGCGCTGAAATATCGGTTACCGAGGATACCAATGAAAAATCCAAATGGATTATTCGCATGGAAATGGTTCCGGAGATCATGTTGGAAAAGAATATTACCATGGACGACATCCATTTTACGCTAAAGAATAGTTACGGCGATGATATTAGTTGTGTTTATTCGGACTACAATTCGGACAAATTAATTTTCCGAATTCGCATGAACAATATTTTGAAGCAGAATGCGAGCAAGGGAGCAAAGAAGCCCAAGGTAAGTTCTCTAGACCAATCCGATCAGATTTATCTATTGAAGAATTTCCAGGAGCAATTATTAAAGAATATTGTGATTCGCGGAATCAAACGCATCCAAAAGGTAATTTTACGAAGAATCAATGGTCAAGACAATGTAGTAGAATCTGCTGGCGTTTATAAAAAGCAGGACATTTGGGTCTTGGATACCATTGGAACCAATATGATGGATGTATTGGCCTTGGATTATATTGACTCACGCCGAACGTTTAGTAATGATATTATGGAAATATTTGAAGTATTTGGTATTGAAGCTGCACGCCAAACCATTTATAATGAATTAGCAGAGGTGATTGAATTTGATGGAACCTATATTAATTACCATCATTTGAGTCTTCTTTGTGATCGCATGACCTTTAGTAATAAGATGATTTCTATTTTCAGACATGGAATCAACAATGATAATATTGGTCCTGTAGCGAAGGCGTCTTTTGAGGAGACACCGGAGATGTTCTTAAAGGCGGCGCGTCATGCAGAGTTGGATACAATGCGAGGAGTCTCAGCAAATGTAATGGTCGGTCAAGAGGGATTGTATGGTACAGCTGCTTTCCAGGTAATTTTGGATATGGAAGAGATGAGCAAATTAGAAGAATTCGTATCTTATGAACAACCTGATACGGAGGGTGCGATTGAAAAGATGTTTGGCGGATTGGAGAATCCAGAGGAGCCGTGTAGTACAAATAATCTGGTTATACAAAATAATGTTACCACGATAAAGAGTGCAGATTTAGGTACAGTAGATAACAATTACAATCCGGGATTTTAGTATAATTTGTTTATAGTTTATAGTTGTCTTGTTGACATAACAATAATAATATTTATTTTATATTTATGTAAAAAATTGATTTTTTTTATTAAAAATAATCAATTACAATTATATCATATAAAGGAAAAGGTAGATAAAATACATCAAAACTAAATAAGAAAATGAGCCAATACCGATCTGTTACAGCGATTATTCCGCAGTTGTTGAATGTGATTCCTTTCACCGAATTGACTTTGCGTAATGAAATAGAAGTCTTCACGGGTACCTTATGGAATAAAGCGCCGGAAATACTTTCTAGTTCGGATTGTTGGATAGAACTACAAAAAATATTGAGTCGTAATATTTTATCTTTACACGAGCCATGGCAATTAATGGTTCTTGACATTTTCAACGGGACTCATCAGGAATGATGCAAAATATAATATCTAATATATATAATAATATTATATAATATATAATTATGCCAAGACGCAAGAAATCGCATCGCGACTGGAGTTGGGAATCCACCATGGAAGATGGGAAAAAAGTATGGAGAGCTGTTCCCAAAAAACAATCAGCCATCAGTAGTATCTTTACAAGAAGATTAAGACAAGGTAGTTCTTCCCAAAGTAATAGTCGTTCTACTGGCAAAAAGGGAACACGTCGTGTTCGGTTTCAACCTAGTAGCGCAAATGATGTATGGCGAAGTGTATCCAGTGCGGAAGAACATAGCCCTCGTCCTATATTAAAAAATATTGCCAAAGGCAACAAAAGTAAAAGACGACATTAGTTATTCATTTTACTGTAAAAAATATTAAATACTAAAACAAAAAATAGAGTATGAGTATTTTTTGTTCTATTCTCCAAAATATAGAAAAATTACCTATTTTTCTTCCCCATATAAATGATTTTTATTATGTAAAATATTATCAAAGATTATATGAAAATTATGGTGTGGCGCTTTTTCAAAGTCCATCAATTCAGTTCATTTATTCTTTCATTCTTCAACTACATATAAAAACACAGCGTTTTCAAGTGGAGCCCACCGAGTTTTTTTACTTGGAAATCAAACTCATGAAAAAAATGGACGATAATCTTTGGATTTCTCCAGAATATAAGAATATAGCGTGGAATATATTTACCAAAGCAATGCGCGTAAAAAATGCATTTTCCCGACTGTTATACATCTATAAATTTAAAAAAGCGCCCATTCGCATCCAAACCGACTTGCTATTAAACGATATTGATCTCTCAAAAAAAAATGTATTTGCGTTTATACAAAATGACGTGAAATATGTGTTTGTCGCGAATGATTTGATTAACATTATTCAAACATCTCTATCTAATTGTCCATATTATTTTGCGGCGCCTTTACATATCAAAAATCCTTATAATAATTTACCATTGAGTCACGCCACATTATATAATTTCTATTTTTTTATGCGAAGTCGGCTCTATTTTATGCCAACATTATTTGAATTGTTTTTTCATGCTCAATTAAATTTAAATGCATTCAAAATTAACAATGAAAACTGCATTCGCGATTTATATATCAAAGAATATACACTTCGTACCCATTATCGCGCTTTGTATTCTAATGTTTGGAACATGCTTCACGAACACAATGATATTATGCGTAGAATACGTATTCACCGAGATTTTCCAAAGGAAACGTTGGTGAATATAATGAGACCTTATTTGCGTTTATACTTGATGAGCAAGTATTTGATTTTAGGTTCTGAAAAAAAGGCGCAATCTTACAATTTATTACGTATAAAATTACAACAATTTGTACATTATAATCCACAATTTGGACGAAAAATATTGTGTCGTAATGTTCCCGTGGGTCCATTGGACAAGATAAAATATGTTCCTTATTTTAACGCTGATTATGTCTCATTTTACATGCCGGATTTAATTTCCATAGATTCCGAAAGTGACGATGATCATATTTCCCAAGAGGAAGATATTCCCGAACCACAAAGAATTAGACACGTATACGTAGAGGCGCCTGTAAATGTAGATAGAGATTCTGAAACAGATTCGGATGATGAAGTTGATGATTGGGAATTGCCAGAACCTGACGAGGATCCATAATTATTTCACAATTTTCAATAAAACTCGGTTTTTACGTGTGGCTTTTAAAGGAACCACGACAGAGGTTCTTTTTGTTTTTGGCTTTGGGGTTTGTTTTGGGTTTGGGTTCGGGTTAGGGACGAATGGCTCTGGGACTACGGGTTTTTGAGGAAAAGCCTCAGGCTCGGGTCCACTTTCTTGTAGTATTAAACGTCTCTTTTTATTTTTTGTCACAGTTGGTTTGGATTCCAAAGGTGGCTCTTGTGCCAAGGATTCTTTCAAAACTAATTTTGCTTTTTTGGGTTTGGCCTCTTTTTTGTTAAAGTTTTTTAAATACTCTTCTAGTGAAACGTGCTCTTTTATTGTACGTTCCATTTGTTGAATACAATCGGCGGTTTGCAATACGCTAATCGGGAATGTAATTTCGGTATCGGGCGATTGAATTATTTTAAATTTGGGAATGTTTTCCGCTCGTAACCCAGGTAAAACTAAAAAGATAAACCGATCGCCGCGGTTTCCATAGGCAACCCAAGAGGTATAATTTCCACGACTCTGTAAAATTGGTTTACTAGAAATAAAAATAGTTGGAATTTTATATTTTTCCATCAATATCCAAATATCCAAGGTAGTAATAAAATAGCCTTCCGTCAAAAAAAGCGTAGAAAATGACAACGCTTTGGCTTTGACTTGATCTCCCCATGTTTTCTTCCCTTCCAAAATAAGAATATCCAAGATTTGATTTTCGTATAAAGGTAAATATTTTCTATATTCCTCCAATAATTCTTGCCGAATAATCGCCGGTGTCAAATTTACATCCGGATACACATGTTTAACAATGTCTATCAATAAATAAAACCCACATGCAGAACTTTTTTCATATTCTATTTCTTGATATGAATCTGGAAAACATTTCTTCCAAATGCCAGAGGAAATTTTCATATTCGTTTTTACGATACAATCACGTATTTCCTTGGCTTCTGCAATCGCAAGAGAAGGAACCAGACCATCCAATGTTGCAGTATTTTCATACAATTGACTAATTTTTGGTTCTGCTATATCATATGTATTATAATTTGCGTATGGATTCACAGAAATAGGCTCTAACCCTTGAAAATATTCTTGGGTCAGCATAGATTGAATTAATAGTATTTCATCTTCTCGTAAATTGTAATTCACCATTCCAAATGATAAATGATTATCTGGCTCAAATAAATATGCTTTTACCCGAGAATAACGAATAATCTCATCCGCTATACGACCAAAATAATAGGTCTCATTATTTTTTCCGGTAATCAAATTGTTTTTGGGAATAACAAGTTGACACCGCTGCTGCTCCTGGTCCGCTGCTACTACACAAACAGAGGATTTTTCTTCGCATTTATCTAATGGGGTCACCAAACAAGTGGAAATCGTCTCGGTCAAATTAGAATCCACGTCTTCCGCAAAAATAACCGCGTTTCCTACAAGCGTCTTTAAGTTCTCTATTAAATAATTTAATTTACTGGAATAAAGGATGTACGAGGCATTCATTTCTTGTTCTATTTTCTCTCGTAAGTCTAGATTTTCATAGTCATTTAAAAGAAGCCGGATGGTATTCCGGAATGCTTGGAAGAATTGTGTTTCTAATTTTATTTTTTGAATATATTTTACACGTTCTTCATCTACCTTGTCGGTAATGGTGGTTTTGGCGTCGGCCAATAAATGATTCGCATCTTCCAACGGTTTGAGAGAATCGTTAACGGTAGATGCCGGAAGCAAATCATTTACTTGAATAAATTGATTGGTTTCTGTCAATATACCAATAATATGTTCATCTTCCATTACTTTGAACTCTGGTTTGCATGGTATTTTACCGCGACTTTCTTTGTATAATTGTTCTAAAAATTGCACTGTAGATAAATAACCTTTATAAATGGCATCTTCCGTCATCCATAGATAATCATATTGCGTGCGAATTTCCGTTGGATAGCAGGGAATCATTCCGCGTTCTCCGGTTAGCATGTTTTCAGCAATAATGCCAATGACCTTGCTACTATAATTAACAACTTGCATAACTGTTTCGTAGTTATATTTTTGAAGAAGAAAGATCAAATCCTCTAATAGAATAGGTCGTTTGAATTTATATACAGTTGGCATACTAGCCAAAGGAACACACATGTTGTATAACAAGGGTTTGATCAATTGTTTGAATACGGCATGCATTGTCTTTGATAATTGTGGATCATATTCGCTAAATGTTTTGCTAACTTTCAATTTCGTCTCCTCATTACGATACATATAAAGAGGTTCAAAGAAATCACCTTTGTGCATTAAAATCAAGGTCTGTTTTCTTGCATTGTAATATTCGTTGGAGTAATGATTTGTGGGACAGATCAATTCCACATTGTTGGTTATGTCGTCTTCTGGTATTTCCAAAATGACCAAATTGATTCCTTGAGAGAAAATGGCCGGATTCGGACGACACACAATGTCCCAGAGATAGGTATAATCTAAAATAGATTTCGGATCGCGCAGAAAAGCAAGGAAGTTTTGAAAGGAGGCAACAATTTTTTGAAAATACAAAAGTTGATCCGGGTTTTGTGGATCTATTTTACTATACAATTTGGAAGTTTGGTAAGGAGAAATGTCTATTTCCATTTTATCTATTTCTTTTTCTTTTTCCGGGAGAAAACTAAGAATAAGATTTCCATTTTGAAAAGTAATATAATTATCTATTGTAAGGGAACTAATAATAATTTCTTTCATTTTTTCAATACTGGGTACAATGGCTTCTCCAAAAAACTTGGCATCCGCAATACAAGCAATAAATGATTGATTTTTGCTTGTTTGAACCCCGTGTCGCAATAAACAATTATGAAATGGTTTAATGTTTGCATTTGTTTTGCTAATTTGACAATCTGCATTACTTTCTCTCAAAACAATTTGAATGGGAATGGGAAGATATCCCCAACGTCCTGCATCCAAAGGAAATTTTTCAGGTCCCTTGACATACTCTTCTTTTTCACGCACATATTGTTGAGCCTTTTCTGGTAAATCTTCTTCCTCTTCACTATCCGATTCAACTATAGCTATTTCTTCTGTTTCTTTTGTTTTTTCCAATTTTTGGGATTTAGATTCTAGTTGTTTTTTGGTTAGGGCTTGCGCGCATTCTCGGCGTCGTTTTATTTGTGCCGGTTTGTCCCAGTTGGAAAAGCAGCAGGGAATACAATAACCATCCGGGTGTTTTCCATCTGCTACAAATCCTGGTTTATGTTCTTTGTAATTTTCACGAGTTCCATGTGCAGGAGGACTAAAAAATTCATAAATATAGGCGCCCTTGGGAACCACTTTGGCATCTCGCGGAATCACTTTTCCGCAAGTTGGATGCTTTCCATCCACAATTTCACTCGGATCAATGGGCATATTTGTTTTTAAACACCAATAACGCGGACAAATATAGTTGAATTGTTTCTCGGGATTAGAACCGTACTTTAATATGTCTCCTTCTTTCAAAAATCCAGGCATTTTCATTTCTATTTTTTGTAATTCTTCGTCTGTTAAAATAATTGGTTGGCGGCGATTTCCTGCTGGACATGTTCGCGAATAAGCGTTGAATTTGCCGGAATTTTCTCGCAAAAATAATACTGGATCTCTTTCTTCCATGGATTTAAAAAAAGGAGTTGGATTGGCCAATTTCATACCATCCAAATTGCGCACTGCATTTTCCCGAGGTTTGGGTAACATGGGTTCTGTTTTTGGCGCATTTCGCGAAACCGGAACCAAAATGGGTTCTTCATTCATATCCACCGTGATTTCATTGGAACTGGAAGGCTCGGAAACGGATTTACTTGATAATTGTTCCAAGCCTTGAATTTCACCACTGATTAACTCAGATGGCACACTAGACTCGGATTCAGATGCAGACATAGACGCGGAAGATTTTGTCCTTTCGGAAGAAGTTTTCCCTCCTTGCTGTTCCGAACTACTGGAGTCTTCCTCATCTTCATCTTCATCAAACAATAAATCCAAGACATTTTTGGTCGGACGTTCCATGGATTCTTCTAAAATTATTTCTGGTCCAGAAGACACCGATTCACTTGACATGGCTTTGCGTAATTCAGAGTCATCCTCCTCATCTTGTTCTGGAAATACCACTTCTGAAGCAGAAATAATATCAGTAATCGGAATCTCTTTTCTCTCTTCCAAACCACATAAAGAGTCTATTTTTGCAATAGGAACTCTACTAGAATCCCTACGTTGGGTTAAACGCAGAAAAGAATCCAAATAGATGGGAATTACAGATAAGTATTGAATATCATTAATATTATCCATTTCTATCAATGCCAATCCAGTAATAGGATTTACTGTAATACGTGTTTTAAAACCAGGATTGATTTTGATTTCAATATCGTTTCGTCGGACACCTCGTTCTACTTGTAATTCATTTACCATTTTTGCCAACAATTCTCTTGCAGATTCTGTCGTCATTTGATAATTTGCAACCAATGCTTGTAATAATTCCTCGCCGCGCAAACCATTTTTTTGATTTGCTTGTTCAATAACAAATGCTTCTTCACTGGTTTTTTTGTTGAAATTGGCTACGCGTTTATAACGCATATCTATTTTTTTCCCCGTGTCTTCTACCTTTTCTACAATAAAAACGCTCGTTAAACAACCAATAAAATCGGCTATATCCAGGGTTTTCTCTATTTCTACCATAGTTTGATAATTGATCTGTTTCACTTCCACATTCTCTTGAAACAACGAGTTCAAGAGAGAAATAGAATATCCATTTTCCTCAAAGTAGGTTTTCACCTCCTCCAAAATAGGATTTACCGCCGATTGAAAAATTGTGGCAATTTCTGACAAATTCATAATTTTCTGAAATTCGCATGAAATACTAATATTTCCATTTTCCTCAAATTCACAAAGAATCACTTCTTTTTCTTTTGCATCTACTGCATCATGTTCTATATACACACTTACCGAACGTGTTCTTCCCATCTGTTTCATCCACTTGAAAATGGTCGCCTTATTCAAAAATGGGATTTTTCTCCCGTCTCTTGCTAATTGATCCGTAAAAAGACGATATATATTTTCCTGTCTAGTAGATGGATTATATTTAATCATTGGGTTTTGCTCTTTGGCATGAATCAATTTGAATATAATATCCAACGGCATTTTTACCGCGATTTCGGGATACATAATTATTTTTATGTATTTTACACCTCGGTAATGATATTGCAATTCGCTAGTTCTCTCTTTATACATATCGTAAAACAAATCTACCGCTTGAAAGTTTGTTGTCATTTCTGGAGTAAGGAGGGGACGATTCCTTTCAATCAACTCATATTTTTTCTCTCGCAATGCGCTCAATGAGATAATATTTTGCTTATACAAAAAGGGATAATATAATTTGATCGTTGTTTCAGAAGAAAGATCCTGGGATTCTGCATATTCCAAGACATCTTCTGCCAAGCAAATATAAATATTATTTTCTACAATATTTCCTGTATTCAATAATAAATGGCTATTCAAGGTCGTCATGGATTTTCTTGCCACGCGTTCAATAAATTCGTCATATTGTTGAACATCATACGGATTGTACACATAGGGATACTCATTAGACACCAAAAAAAATTTTTGTCCTAAAACTTTGCTCACCCAAAATTTGTAATCTGAAAGATGCAATGCGAGTATATCCTCGTAATCATAAACAGATTTTTCAGGGATCTGGAAATTTACTGGTTCTCCTTGTTCATTGCGAATCAAGTTGGAGAGAAACTGATAAAGCCGAACACGCGTTAAAGGCAACTTTTTATTTTGGGTCAATGTTTGATATACACTATCCGGAGAAAACGTCTCTTCTTTCAAACAAAATAAATACAATTCTTCTAAAGAAAAAGTATTAGAAAATTCAGAAATAATTTTCAACTTAATGGTTCCGATGGAATCATCATAATGGATTTGTTGTTTGGAAAAATGAACGGGGATTGTCTTTTCTTTAATATAATCCAATTCTTCTCTGTTAAAAATTGGTTGTCCAGATGCTTTGTCCTGAAATAAGGCGTTTGTAGGATCAGACTCAAATAATTCCGATAAAGAGACATCTTGTTCTTCAGGTTCTCCATAAAATACATGAATAGATGTAATTTTATTATCCTTCAAATAATTTACTTTATATATAAAATTGGATGGAAACATAAATAGGAGTTCTTACTATATTTGTATATATTATTTCTCTATTTTTTCTAATTTTATATATTTATATATTTCATTTTCCTATACATGGTTGAAGGCCTCTTGCATTTTCTCTGCGATATGTTGTTTGGATTGTATCATTTTCAGTCGTATCCATTCTTCGGATGCACACATTAATTCTGCCACTTTGGAAATATTTCTTATTTTCTGAAATTGATAATTGTATCTCAAAAAATAGATTCGTTTACTTGCTGGATCCATGGTTTCCACGATATCCCATATTTGTTTATATTCATGTAGTTTTGCATAATTAGAAACAATCTGGTTTTCTTTTTCGCGAATAGAATCTTTTTGTAATTTTAATAGGTACTTGTCTATTCGCCAATGTTCGTCTCCCAAAAAGGAGGTTCGCTGATTTATGGCAGCGTTAGTGTTGGTGTTGACAAATCTGGTTTGAGAAAATGCACTCCTTTTTCTGTAATGTTTGGGAACATTATTTAGTGGTTGTAAATCGGTCA